GTTCACCTTCAGCGCGTTCCCCAGCGTCCCCTTGTCTGCCGCGTGGGGCTTTGCCCGCCGCCGCGCCTCTTTGAGGATGTACTCAGCGAGCTGAGTAAGCCCCATCTCCACGGGCTCCAGCGCCCGCCCGAGCTTGGCCTTCAGCTTCTCTAGCCCTTGCACCTCGACCGTCGTTGCTGGCATCTCACACGAACCACGTCTGCTTGGCGTACTGGCGCTCCATGTCAAGAATCAGAGCCAACGACGAGGACGCCTGGGGAATAGCAGCGTCGATGCTTTCCAAGGTCATCGTCGCTCCCGCCCCCAGGATGTCCCTGAGCTGGCGCGTTACGCTGATCGTCGCCTCCTTGATGGCGCCGGGCACCGCCGGCCAGCCGAAGGACGCGGTCACCTGCACGGCCCGAGCCTGCTCCGGCCAGGCTCCCAGCCGGGCGTTATAAGGCACGATCTCCAGGTACTCGAACGGCCACACCTCGGGTCCCTTGTCGGCGTTGGCCGGGCCGACCCAGAAGTGCGTGCCGAGCGTCAGCGTCTCGTCCGGGTTGTCGAAGTCGAAGTCGCCGTCCAGGTCGACCTTGACGATCAGCCCCGTGGCCGTGGCGATGTCCGGGACGTACAGGCGCCGCTGGCCGTTGCCGTCGAACGTGCGCACCACGACCGCCGCATCGCGGGTAAAGAAGCGCCCCAGGCGGTTCTTTAGGTACTGCGTAACAGCCGCGAGTTGGGTGAGCAGTATGTCGTCGCCCGTGGCATCGCTCTGGTCGACACGCGCCCTGTACTCCTCAGCCGTTGCGTAGGCGTCGGTGATTGCTGCTACCATTGGCTACCTCATGCGCCGCGCCTTGCGCCTCTTGTTCTCGGGCGGGATGATCGCCTTGTTCTCCGAAGCCTCGACCTGCTTGTCTTCCTCGGACTCGGCTTCTTTCACTTCCCCCACGACCAGCCTCCCGTCCTCGTCGGCCTCAATGCCGTACTTCTCGGCGCTGGCGCGGTCGAGTTCGCAGCCTTTCCCTACCAGCAGAGAGCGCTGGTCGGTGTCGTTTTCCTCGACCACATGCGAGCGGTCAGCGGTGAGGTACAGGTTCCGATCTGCCTGCATCGTGTCCCTCCTTACTGCTTCGCCACGCCGTGTACGTTGGCGATCCCCACATTCCCCGCACCGGCAGACTTCACTACCACGCGGTAGTAGGAGTAGGGGGCCTGGGCGACGGCATAGCTATCAATCGCCGCTGCGGCCACCGATGCCTCAGCCTTTACGTCTACCGCGTCCGAGTAGTCGGAGACGTTAGCGCCCTGGACCTTCCAGTGGATCGCGTTGGCCCCCGCCGAGTTGACGATGGTGTAGGAGACCGACCGGAACGCCCTGACATCCATCGTGCTGCCGGTGACGGCGGCGTAGGTATCCGTCGTGTTCTGGGCGGCGGGATTGACGAGGTCAATGACCGACGCTGACCCAATACCCGACGCCCCCGCTGGGACAATCGTGGTGATCGTCATTCCAGCCTCCCTCCTACGTCTGCAAGAGCTCGACGGTGACCGGCGTAGAGGCCAGCGCCGAGTTCAGGTCGATGGTGTTGCCATCCAGCACCGTTGCGCTGAAGGCCACCGTGGGCGCCGTGCTCTCCAACACCTTGTTCAAGAAGGCCCTCTGCACGGTATTGCGGGACAGGTGTACGCCCAGCCCCAGCACGTCGCCGAAGCCGATGGCGGTAGTGGCACCGGTGCCGTCGTGAGCGGGGATCGTGATCGACGTCACCTTGGCGAACGCCTTGGCACCAACGACCGTCCCTGCTGTGTTCACGGTAAAGGCGGGCAGGGTCTCAGTGATTGCCTTCCCGCCCTCATCGAGTCCAGCGATGATGACCTGGATAGCCTTGATATCCCCCGCCGTGCCTCCGGCGGTGGCGGTGATGTTGCGGGGAACATCGGGGAAGTTGATCCCCGTCGTGATCACCTGATCCGCGCCGGTATCCGTCACCGCCGGTAGGATGCCATTAGTATCAGCCACTACGGGGACGCCCGCTGCCCCGACCGATGTGGTCGCGCCCGTGCCATCGTGGGCAGGGATCGTGATCGAGTTGACGGTGGCGAAGACTTTATCGCCCGTCACGGTTCCCGCCGTGTTGACGGTGAAGGCCGGCAGCGCCTCAGTGATCGCCACTCCCGCCGGGTCGGTGCCTCCTATGGTGACCTGGATGGCCTTGATATCTGCGGCGGTTCCACCTGCCGTCGCCGTGATCCGACCCTGCCGGGCCAGCGGGAGAATCCCCGTGGTGATGACTTGCTGCGCGCCAGTGTCCGTTACCGCCGCGAGAACAGCAGCAACGCCAGGACTGGCGGCGCCTATCTCCTTGACCAGCACCCGGCGTCCACTGCCGGGCATTACCACTCCTCCGTCTATGACTCCCATGTCAAACCTCTTTCTAAGGGCTTCGGGAGGCGAGGCTGCCCCCGCCTCCCGCCCTCGGATGCTAGATGCCCGTGATCTTGCAGAAGGCCGTGGGCCGGTAGATCGGGAACGCTACCCGAAGGTCGGCCCTGATGGCCTGCTTGCCCAGGATGAAGTAGTCGTTGTGGGCGTTGGTCACCTGGATCTCCACCCCCCTACGAGCGGCCAGCTCGCAGTGATTGGCGAAGTCGCCAGTGAGCCCCGTGCCCTCAGTGATGGCGTCCGTTACCACAACGGGAAGCCCCCAGATGCGGTCGGGTCCCGCGTCGGCGGGGGAACCCCAGATGTAGATGCCATCCGCCGTGCGCAACAGGCGCACGCCCTGCCAGTCATTCGGGTGCATGACGACCGCCCCAGGGATCGACCGGCCCGTAATCCGGACGAGGGTCATGGCCTTGTAAACCGCGTCGGGCACGGGGTCGGCGCCCAGCGCCTGCGACTGCACGCCCACGACGTTACACAGCCCCATCAGGTTCGGGGCCGTGCCGTTGCCCACCAGCACCTGGCTGTCGAGACGCTGCCTGAGCATGAAGGTCAAGCGGTTGTTGATGTAGCCCTGTACCTGGGGCACATCCTCAAGCTGCTCGTCCGTCACCGGCAGCCACGTTGCGATCTTGCGCACGTTGCTCGACCTCTCGGTCAGCGCCAGCGCGGAGTCGGCAGATGTTATCCCCTCCGCCACTTCTGCCGCAGCATTGGTGAAGGTCGTCTCCTCCATGTACACGACGGCCGCCTGGCTCGTCGCGCCCTGAGGGATGATGTCCAGCACCTGGATGGGCCGGGTGGCGTACTCCACCATGCGGCCCGTGCGCGTGGTCTCGGGGAGCCAGCCCGCGGTCGTCTGGAAGAGCGTCTTGAGCTCAACGTCCAGCTCCGCCTTGGGACCCTCACCGCCCTTGTAGTCCTTCAGGGCGGGCGACTCGACGCACAGCTCACCGAGGCTCTTGAACGGCACATCGGCCTTGCCCGCGCCGGCGCTTGGGTGAACCATCGCGCTCGCGGGGGCGTTCAGGTATTCGCCTATCCTCTTGACGTTGTCCCCAGCCTTGGCGACGGCCTGGAGCTCCTCCACTTCCGCGCCGATAGCGCTCAGCTCGTCGTTGAGCCGCTTGATCTCAGCGGCAATCGCCCGGCTGTCGCCCTTGATGGATGTCACCTTCGAGGCGTCGAGGTCTTCGCCCATCTCCTCGAAGATGGCGTGCAGGGCCGCCTGCTTCGCTTCGAGCTCGGCCCTCTTTTCGTCCAGCTTGGTCATTTCGTTTTCCTCCTTAACCCACCCGCGGGAGCGCCGCAAGCGTCCTTTGATACTCCAACTCAAGGCGCTCAAAGAGCGCCGTGTCGACAGGCTCCGTCTCCTTCAGGAGCTGCCCCAGGTCGTCGCCGACCTCGGAGAGCGCCTTCAGTAGAGTCGCCAGCCTGTCCCTCTTTGCCGCGCTGAATGTGCGGCCGTCCTTCGCTCTCAAGTCAGCAAGCGACCTGGAGCGCTCAACGAACGCTGACACCTCGGCAAGCAAGGCGTCGGCGCGGTCTGCACCTTGTTCGTATGTGGTCTCCATTCCCTTGATCGCCAGCGTCCCCGTGTCGATGCCGGCGCCCTTCATGACGGGCGAGACCTCGGGCACCTCCAGTTTCTTGAGGAAGCGCACGTGTTGCCCCTCGAAATCGCCCTCCTCTGAGTCCAGCACGTTGAAGCCGTAAGACCACTCCTGGAGTTCTTCCAGCCCCTTGACGGTGCGGTAGGTGTCCGCTCCGCCGATCGTGTCCATGAAGAAGCGCCCATCCATGACAGCCCGCTCCCCGTCGACCTGGATCGCGCCGCGGCCCACGGGGAGTTCGTACCACTTGTGCCCCCAGGAAGAGATGCGCACGGGAGCGCCGTCCTCGAAGGCACCGGGCAGGGTGACATCCCCATCCTTGTCGATGACGTTGAAGGTGCTGAAGACGGCGAGGACCGAGCCCTCCGGCGCGCCTTCTTTCAGTTGCAGCTTGATGTTCTTGAATTCCATGATGGCCTCCTAACCCGGCTCGACCGTGCAAGCGCACCCAGTATGCAGGGGCGGCTCAAGATCGGTTACCGACTGCCCATCCATGTCGTCGCAGATGGGGCAAGCATCCGCGCCTGCCACCCATCTGGCCGACAGTCCGGCCTTGCGATACGTCTCTGTACTCACGGCACTACCCAGCCGACTGGTCTCCCAATCTCCCGTCTTGCCCGGTCGTTTCTCCGCCCACTCAGCGAAGCGTCCCGTGAGGGCTTCAACTGGGGCGACACCTTCAGCGATGGCCTTCTCCGCCACGCTGCGAATCTGGCCTCGGGAAGAGCTCGCCCAGAAGGTCCCGATGCCCTCAGCGTAGGCATCGAGGAACGCCATCATCTCCGGCGTCATAGCCGCTTGCGCGCCGACTTCCGCCGCCGCCACTCCCAGCACCGCTTCGCCGTAGGTCATGACGACGGGCAGCATCGCCTTCTTCACCACAGACGGGTAGGTCTCGTAATAGGCGTCGTTGGCCGCAACAAAGTCAGCCATCGCCTTTGTGCCGTGCGCCTTCTTCGGCCCCACCAGCCGGCGCGCCAGGGGCATGATGTCCTTCTCTTCGCCGGCAACAAGGCTTGCCGCTACCTCTTCAAAGAGGCTGCGATGTGCCTGGGCAAGCTGCCGGCGGACTGCGACGGTGCGCGCCTTCGCCGCCTTGACCGCGCCTCTGTGCGCCGCCTTGACCGCGCCTCTGTGCGCCGCCTTGCCGCCGAAGGCCGGTATCTCAATCATGTTCATGGGACGGATGAAGATATCGTGCTCGGGGTTCACCGGGAGCCCCACCGCTCGGCGGGCGTCAGAAACCATCACAAAGCCCGCGTTGACTCCCGCGCCCATGCGCGAGAAGAGATGGTCCATGTCAGGCTGTAGGACGCGCACGCGGCTCAGGTCGAACTCCACATCGAGACTTGGGCGCTTGTCGAAGTCGGGCAGCAGTTGGGTGCGCAGATCCGCCGCCCGGAGCTTTTGAGTGGGGATAATGTTGCCCTCGTAAGCGGCCTCTCGCGCCTCGTGGAAGTTGGTAAAGGTCGAGCGGTCGAGGCCCGCGCCCAGACCTACCACAACCGCGGCCACGCCGAAGACGGCGGTCACGCGCTCCTCGGGGACACGTCGCAGGTTGCGCAGGTTCATCTGCTCCGGCGAGAAGGACAGCACACTCACGTCGGTCGGCGCCGTCATTACCATGGGCTCACCGCGCCTGTCGCCGCCGAACTTCGCTTTGAAGTCCTCCTTGATTTTCTCCGCCGCCTCGGGACTGGCGCCGGCGCCGGGTCCCTTCGGCGACAACACGACACCGGGGATGCCCAAATTGCGCATGAGGCTGGCCGTCAGGTTCGCCGCCTCTTCGTCGGTGAAGATTTCGCGCATCAGCGAGTACAGTTGAGAGCGCCCCTTGCGCAGGTTGTCGGGGTCGATATCGTCGCGGAAATGGATAACATCCTGCTCCGCGAACTTCAACGGGTCGCGCAGGGGGTCGGGCTTGTACTCGTAGTGGGAGATGAAGGTCAGGCCGTCCTCCGGCCACTTGGGTTCAATCATGGATGACGGCGCCCACCACAACTGCACCACCTTGCCCGCTTGGGAGCGCACCTTCAACCAGTAGCCGTTGCCAGTGAGGGCAAGGTCGGCAACGGTAGCCTTCCACAGCAGCGCACCGGAGTAGTAGGGATTGGGCCTCTCAAGCAGCTTGAGCATGGGGTGCCCAGGCACGCGCTCCCTGCCGCCGTCGGGCTTCTCGTCCACTACCATGACCGGGGCTTCCGGGAAGGTTCGCGCTATCCAGTTGACGACGGCGACGACGATATTGGAGCGGCTGCCGTCGCCGACCTCCTTCGCGTAGTCGAAGCGCGTCCCCGGTAGCCGGCCGGCAGACCACCACGGCCGGCCCTGCCCCGCCCAGCGCATAGTGATGCCCTTGAACCCTCTGCCGATTGCCGAGAGCGTTTTTCGTATCATGCTGATGTCCACATCACTTCTTTTTCCTCGTGCCTCATGGCCCGGTCGAGCGCATTGAGGAGAGCGCTCACGCCGTCGATCTTGCCGCTCGACGCCGCCTTGTCGGGCTTCAAGTTGCCGGCGGGGTCCTGGCGCACCGACAAGTTGTCCACATTCCAACGCAGGATAGGATTGCCCCCGTGTCGTAGGCTGCGCTCCAGGAGGCGTCGATGGAACTCAGCGGTTGGACCCGACAATCCACTGAAAGACTGACCGAGCTGGGCCACCTCTAGGCCCGCGTCAGTCAGGTCGAGCGCGATGTCCTTGGCGTGCCAGGGGTCAACGTTCGTACTCACGAGCTTGAAGCGCTTCGCGTCTTCGAGGATCTGCGCCGTGATGAACGGCCCCCGGATGGTCGCGCCGGGTGTCGTCTTGAGCCAGCCCTGGCGCACCCACGTCTGGTAGAGCGTGCGGTGCGGGTTGTCGCTGTCGGCGAGGCGCTCTTCGGGCACCCAGTAGCGCATCAGAACCTCGAGGAGGTCACGCTCGCCAGGGAAGAGCAAGCCCCAGGCCGTCATGTCGTTGGTCTCGCCCAGGTCGAGCCCGCCGTAGCACGTGCGCCCCAGCAACTTAGCCTCGTCGACGATGCCCGCGTTCTCATCCCAAAGTTCCAGGTCTATCCAGCGGTTCGCCTGTACCGTCTTGGGGTCGTTGAGCAACAACCGCCGGAAGGTGTTCTCCTTCGCCGGTGAGTGCTTCGCCTGGAGCGCCTGCGCTACCATCTCGCCCATGTCCCTGAATGTGCCCAGGCCCGGATTACAGGCCCGCCAGACCTTACGGCTGCGCCAGTCCGCGCCCTCCACGGGCTCGCGGATGTAGGTGAAGAAAGTCGGGTCCTTGACAACGCCATCAAGCACCTGTTTCGCATACTGATAGACCTCGTGCCAGACCGAAGTCTTGTCCCATCCCGCCGTCGTGATCACCACGATCAAGGGCTGCGACCTCGCGCCGGAGGCCGTTGACAGCGCATCCCAGAGGTCGCGCTTTGGCCAGGCGTGCAGCTCGTCGGCTATCAGGCCGTGCACGTTGTAGCCCCAGGCCCCGGCGACGTCCGCTGCAATGGCCCTGTAGAAGCTCCCCGTCTTCGGGAGGATGATGCGCTTGGTCGAGTCGATAACCTTGGCGCGCTTCGCCAAGGGTGCGCTGCGCCGTGTCATCTGAGCGGCAACGTCGAAGACGAGGCTCGCCTGGTCGCGGTCGCAAGCCGCGCTGTAGACCTCCGCTCCCTGCTCGCCGTCCCCGAAGAGAAGATAGAGCGCTATCGCCGCGCCCAGCGTCGACTTCCCGTTCTTGCGCGGGACTGAGATATAGGCCGTGCGGTATTGGCGGTTGCCGTCCGCATTCAGCGTCCCGAAGAGCGGCTCGATGATGTCCTCGCGCTGCCACTTCTCCAGCTTGAACTTGGAGCCCGCCCAGCGCCCCTTGGTATGGGGCAGGTGCTCGATGAAGTTGACCGCCCTCTGTGCGCGTTCCTTGCTGTAGTAGGAGGTGTTCATGCATCAATCGAGCTCCGGCCAATCGTCTTCGCTCTCGCTCTTGGGCACCTGAATGCGCGTGCGCGCCGCAGGAGTCAGGCCGAACTCAGAAGCGAAAGCGCGCACGGCGTGCCATTCCTTCAGTGCTATCGAGACCTCTGGGCGCTGCTGGATGTAACCGTTGGGTGTCTCAAACGTCATCCCCTTCTTGGTCAGCACGGCCTCCGCCTGAACCGCTCGCGCATACGCCTGGCAGTAGGCGGTAAGAGCCCCCCGATCCACGATGGTCAAAAGGCCCATTCTCTCGAGCTCCGGGACGATGCGAACCCACTCGCGCTTCGCCTCCGGCAGCATCCACTCCGGGCGCGTCGGTCGAATCGGCGTAGGCTTTGGCTCATTCTTGTTGAGCTTCTGATGCCCGCGATTCCCCTCGATGAGGCGCAAGGCCGTCGGCTTTGGTGCAGGGCCGCCTCTTGGCATCAGCGCTCCCCCCTTGTCAAGACCCTAGGGCGCTCAAGCAGCAT